GGAAATTGACCGCTTGCAGCAAAGTATCACCAGATCGACGAAGGAAACAACTGTCGCGATTACTGACCAAGCAAAGGAAGACGCAAAGGCCGAACAAGAGGCGAGAAAGTATTTTCAAGATCACAAGAAGTTCCAAGAAGACCAAGAGAAGGATAACGCAAAGAAGACCGCAGACCAAGAAGCGACAAATAAACTAAAACAACAAGAGCTTGCATTCCAGCTTGAGTTAGCCGAGGCGCAAGCCGATGGCGACTCGGAGCGCGTCAAATTCTTGCAGGAAAGCAAAAAATATGCCGAGGATGTTCAGAAAGCCTTGGCGGCGGGATTTGATAAAAATGAGGCTGCATTGTTTGCTACGAACATGGGTATCGCCGCAAAAAACTCTGCAAACATAAAACAATACGACAAGGATGGAAATCAGTTGTTTTTCAAGGCTGCAGAAAATGCAGAAAAATTGCATCTTAGCCTAAAATCTGCAACAGGCTTTGCGGATACGCTTGCGAAGATGAAGGAGATTAAAGCCTTGGACAAAGCGGAGAACTCATCAAAGGCAGCGCTGGCCGAACTAAGAGCAATGGACAAATTGCTTGGAACCGATCTCGGTCAAAAGAGCTTTCCCGATCTTGTTAAAAAACTCAACTTGGACAAAATTGGACAAACAGGCGAAGAGCAAATACGCGCTGTCGTTACATATTTCAATCAAGTAAAGACCGATCTATCAAATAATCCCATCGACTCTGAAAAGGGACAAGAAAAGATCCGCGAGCTTATTAAATTTCTAGGTGGAAACCCAATGAAAGCAGACCTTGTGATTAACCACGACAAAGCCAAAAAATCAACTGATACTGCTTTTTCAAAAGTCGAAGCAACATTAGACGCAGACAAGAGCGTGAAGGGACTTCGCGACTCGGTAAAAGACGGCATCGAGCTTGACGTGGCCGCGAAGTCGGGCGCAACCGGATTGCTTGAAGCAATCAAGACCGCTGTTGAAGCGATCAAGGCCGCCGTTGAAAAAATTGAACCGAAATTACCTACCGCAGCATTAATATGAGTTACATTTATCACGGACAAAAAGACTGGATAAAGCAATCGAAACGCATTGTTCAGACATTTCGGAGCGGACTTTGCATGATACAGCAGGAATACCTTTGTCGGGCCGACTTCAGTATTGATTATTTTACGTTCATAGAGGGTGAGGCAATTTCGGTTGAAGACGCTCTCCCGTGCATCGATGGCGCATATATTTTCCCAGCTCCCAGCTACCAAGACATGGGAAATGGCTTCGTCAAGTGCACGGTTACGGCCTACGGAAGAGTGAACACCAAGGGCGTTATTCAAATCACAAAACGGCTGGGTAATTACACAATGTCAGCATCGGGAGGAGGGATATCGGAAAGCGTTCAGACGCAAAAAATATTTGACGTTATAAATTTTAACTTCGTTGCCGCTAAGTCAGAAATCGTTCCAATTCCAACGTCTCCGACACCGCTAATCTACAATTTAAATTTAACCCCGCTACCGATTGGTGATTTTTCTTCCGCAAAATCACTTAACTTATTTGTCCTCACTCAAGTTGTTGATATTTACGAAGTGAATTCCTACGGACAATTCGCTGAATATAACATAAGCATCTCCGCAGCCGGACAATCAACTCAAGTGAATATATAAGCAAATGGCAAATAACCAAGTTCCAAATATATTCAGCCAGCTTGTTAAGTCTCCGCCCAATGCGGCAGCAGGCGGATATCCATACCAAATAAAGGCGGCTGACCTTGACAAGAATTTCGTTTTTGCAACGCTTGAAATTGATCCCACACTCGTAGAGGAAAAGTCGGGCCAGGAGGGATTTACCAAACGCAGGCTCAAGATCCCAGCCGTGCCTAGTTCTGGCACTTACGTCCTGGGCGCGGTGGATGGTGCACTCACGTGGATCGCGACCGAGGAGTGCGCATGATCCTAGGCCGCACACCAGGCGGAGCGATCAAGACAAAATCCGACGGCGGCCTTCGCGCTGTGAATTGCGCGTGTTGTGGGTGTGGGTGCTACTCGATTTCAATTCCGAGCGCATTGCGCCCACTTTTTGAAAACGCGAATATTTCAAACCTGTCAGCGTTCGGGGTTTCATCCGCTTTCTTTGGATATTTGAAAGCTGAATTTAGCGGAGGAATTGCAAACGATCTTTGGTATGCGGACTTCACCTACAATTTGGGGGATAATTACCTAGGCATGGGCTTCTATTACCAGAAATCGACGGGATGCTTGACAATGGGTAATGCCTCACCTAATTACTTCGACATTGAAGGCTACACGCCGGGTGACTTTTATGATTACCCTGAAGGCTTTCTCCCCGAAGTAGTTTCTGATAACTGCTCTTATCTTGGTTATTTGGGATCGTTTGTTGGAGCACCAGCCAGTTGCATCGATCCTGAATTTAGTCCATTTCCCCAAGAGGATACTTTTACAATAAATGGCGAAGGATCGTTCCCGTTTTGGTATGAAGGTTTTTCTAGTTTTTTTCCGTTTCCTCCCTGCTTTGGAGGATCGTTCCCCCCGCCGAATATAGCAATCACATGATATCCAAACTCAGAGCGGAAATGATCGCCGAACGCCGCGCCGAGCAATTAGCTCGCTTCGGCCACGCCGCGCACCGCTTCGCTCGCGCAGGCTTCGCAACCACCCCACCCGAAGCGCTCGCCACTCGACAAGACATCTGCAAAGCCTGTCCCGAATGGGACGCCGCCGCTTTAAACAACACAGGCCGTTGTCGCAAGTGCGGATGCAGCACTTGGGCAAAACTCCGCATGGCAACCGAAAGGTGCCCCCTCGGCAAGTGGGAAGCTGTTGACAAACCTACCAACTAAATGGCACGCGACCTATTTATTGACACTACCAACCGCCGATTGGCGACCAGCCTAACTAGCCTTGCACCGGCTGCAACGCAACGATTCGTCAAGGGCGACAACGGCGCGATCAACCTGTATTTTCTGGAGGCGACAGGCAACATCACAAGTCCGTTTAATGTTATCGACTACACCGGAACGAGCGTAAAATTCGGCGTAGGAAGCCGCACAGGAACTCCAGCCAGCGGCACGTTTACTCTCTCCTTCGGCGGTCAGACCAGCGGAGCAATCGCGTTCAGCGCGACCGCAGGCGCGATCTCGTCCGCTCTCAACTCGCTCTCAACGATTACTGCCGCAGGATCGGTCTCCGTGGACGGCACGATGGCAACCAACTTTGTCGTCTCGTTTAACAGCGCAGGCACGCAGTCCGCGATCACAGGCAACTTCGCCAGGCTAATTCCAACGACAACCGCTCTCATTGACGAGCGCATTGCAGGAGACGCCACCAACGCCGAAATCCAAGAACTCCAACTCCGTCTCGCTCCCGCAGTCTACGAGCCAACGTGGACGGATCTCGGAACGGCCATGACCGTCAGCGTTGCAACCACGCTCACCGGTTCGACGCTCAACAACGAAATCCAACGCGTGACATTCTCCCGCGCTCCGTATCTCGGTAGCTTCCGCCTTACGGTTCCGACCTACAACGTGGACATCGCTTCGACCGTCACCGACGGCGTATTCATTTCAGCAACTAACCACGGACTGACGCTTGCCCAGCCTGTCGTGCTGACAGGATTTACCGCACTCACCGGCTACACCGCAGGCATCCAATATTTCGTGCGCTCAATTCCGCAGACAACGCAATTTTTGCTAGGAACAACAGCAGGGGCGGTTGCAATCACGATCGGCACAGGAACGGTCACAACTGGCAGCGTAGCGACTACTATCCTTCGCCAAACTGACCCTCTCGACGCAAGCACAACGGCGGCTCAACTTCAAACGGCATTGCAAGCACTCGATAGCATCGGCGCAGGCAACGCGACCGTTGTCGGAGTCCAAAATAGTTACTACGACATCAACTTCGGAGGCGACAAAGGTTTCACCGATCTACCAACTCTGGAGGTGCAGAGCGGATTGACCGCAGCCGCAGGCAAGACCGCCTCCGTCGATTTCAACACGTTCGGCGTTCGCGATCTTCTTCTCAACGCAACCTCGGTAACGACCGAAATCGAGGTTGAACTCACGACCGCAGGCGAGCGCAGCACGATCATTCTGCAATCCTGCACGCTGACAGAAGAACTCATCTCGCAAGGCGGTCTGAGCTAAAATGAACGGACACACTTTTCACACTTTCATCGGCACGGGCGCACCAGCAGCGGCGGTCTTGATCTCGTTCAGCGAGGCCGAGGCGTGGCTTCGCATCGCTTCTCTCCTGCTCGGAATTTGCATCGGTGCGGTCTCGCTCTACAAAATGCTCAAAGCAAAAAAACCATGAAAACATTATTCTCAAAATTAAAGGAACCGTCGACCATCCGCGGCATCGCGATCATCGGAGCCGTTGCCGGTTTGAGCTTGGAACCAGCAAAATGGGACGCAATCGGATCCGCCCTTGCGGCGATCATCGGTCTTATCGAAATCTTCCGCAAAGAAAAATGAACGCCAAGAAAATCGCACTCTGGATGATTGTGCTTTCGTTTGCGTTTCTCGGCATGGCGTTTCTGACTTCATGCGCTGGATTCAACAATCCGTCGTTATGCGTCAAAACGGATTACGGAACTTTTTGTTATGAGCTACCAGAAATACCATCGCTCAAAAAATGACCTTTGACGAGCGAAGCGAGATCAACTTGGCAACGCTCCACCCTGCTATGCAAAAGGCTATGCGCGCCTTCCTAGGCGTGGCAAAGGTCATCTGCGCACGCGTTGGTTGCGACGTTAAGATCATCTCTGGAACTCGCAGTTACATGGAGCAAGATGCGATCTACGCAAGGGGGCGGACAATTCCAAATACATCGATTGTAACACGGGCCAAGGCTGGCCATTCGTTGCATAATTTCGGGATTTCAGCGGATATCGGAATCTTTCGCGGCAAAGAATATTGTGGAGAGCATTCGCTGTATCACGAGCTGGGCACGCTCGGCAAAAGCCTCGGCCTTGAATGGGGAGGCGATTGGAAGTTCGTTGACGAGCCGCATTACCAACTACGTCCGCATTGGGCGAAAGGAATGACCGAGCGAGATATGCTCGCCACCCTCCGCAATCGAGTTTCAAAAAAAATAGACGTTCTGGCATGAAATTAATCCTAGAATTTGACGACTCCGAACGATACGAGCACGAGGTTGCGTGCAAAGCACTTGATATTTTAATTCTGCTCGACGCGCTCGACTCCGAGCTTCGCTCGGCGTTGAAACACCAGTGCGGAGAGTTTGCAAATC